TGGTCATGCTTGCTCTCCCTTCATTGCCTGCAGCAGCAGGGCGTAGATGTAGTTGGACTTCGGGCGGTGCGTCTCGCGGGACATGGCCTCGAGCCATGCGTTTACTTCTGGGCTGACACGCAATGTCAGTACGATGTTTCTGGGTTCCATGATTACTCCTCCTTGATTTGTGCAAAGGTATGCAGCACCTTGAGATGTTTAGTTTTCTCTATGTGCAGTTTCAATGTGGCTTGGTTGTCAGCAGCAAGTTGCATCTTGCGTTTGATGTCCTCCCTGTTAGATTTACGTTTCCTCGGATGAACAAAATCATCCTTCGCTTCGTCCCCGCACAGGTGGATAAACGACGTAGGCGTGGTGTTGATGATTTGGGTTTTCACATTACTCTCCCCGCCACTCGGCGCGGATGGCGCGCTCGTTGGCTTGTTGGTCTGCATACACAGCAGTGATGCGCTTAAGCATTACCCACATGCTGTCGGTGTTGTATAGGTGGTCACCAGCAAACCGAAACCACTCGTTGTCGTCCCAACACTCGACCATCATGTCGCCACCGCGAGTGTAGTTCTCGAGGCACCAACGCTTCATGTCCTCGATTTCAATCAGCACTTCTTTGAATGCACCCATCTCGTTCTCCTTGTGTCTGGACATTCTGACCGGATGTCAGGTTGTCCTCTTGGGGTTGAGTTGACGTAGTTGTGTCAGGTCAGTAATCAGCAAGTAGTTGGACTTGTTGAGAGGCGCGGTGATGTGATACTTGCTTTCGGCTTTCGCTTGCTGTTCGCCGCAGTACAGGCACGTGCGATAACCCAAGACCCAGCGGTCAGGTACGACTGCTTCGCCGCACATAATGCAATGTGTGTGCATCTGAATCTCCCAGTGGGGACAACCTGACATACCGTCATTTTGTCCGTTACAAAAAATGGACGAGGGACTACATTATCATTATCCCACACTATGACACATACCTCAAATTTGTGTCCCGACTATCGCGTAGGTGTCCCGCATTACGAAATGTTGTTTAGTGTCACGCGGACTTGGTATTGACAACGGAACAATAGGAACAATGGAACATTATAAGTGGGACGGAATGTCACGCGGACGTGGAAATGACAACGGAACAATAGGAACAATAGAACAATAGGTGTCAGTTGGGGTCAGTTAGCCCTAATGTTCTGTAATGTTCCATAATGTTCCTAAGGGGTAGGAACAAAACAAACCCAGTAAATACGGGGCTTGCAGCGTAATGTTCTTTTGTTCCGTCTATTATTAGTTTTATATGAATTTATTTTTGTCCCCCTGCAAAACTTGCGTAGGTGCTCCGACTGACATAAAAATTTTCCCAGAAGCCCTAAATTGGACGGAACATTAGGAACAAAAGAACATTACTGCATAATCAGGCACTTACCGAACTGACCCGACGGAACATTATAGGAACATTAGGAACAATAGGATTTGCCCCTTTTTGGTGCAGACAATCTGACACGATGTCAGTTTGTCCCTCGCTCTGGTCGCCCTTTGTCAGTTTGTGACTTTGTACGCAGGATGATGCTACCGCGTAGGTTTTAGGGAACTGGTCAGGCAGAGCCTGACCGAGGCAGGCGCGAGGCCGCACCGAGGCCGTGCCGAGGACAGCCGAAAGCATGACGCCGCGCCACCCGCTCGCTGCGCTCGCCTGCTGGCGCACGATGGACAAAAAAAAGCCCCGCCCGAAGGCGAGGCTGAGAGACAAAAAATCAGAACGAACAAAGAGGCCGCCCGCCCTGCTTCAGCATATCGTGCAACTCTGCTTTGATGCGGCGCGCATCCGCACCGCGCCAGCCGCTAGCGTTAGCTAGAAAGTACAGAACAACCGCCTCGCCCGACTCACTGTAGTACGCATCGCGAACAGATGAAAGGCCCGCCATCGCATCCAGATATGGACGCACATAGATTGACGGGTTCGCCCAATGCCGCCGAATGTCAGCCGCAACAACAGACAGGTCACGCATGATAAAGCCCTCCGATATGTGATAGGAAAGCCCCGCCCGAAGGCGAGGCCGGTGCTGCTGGATTACAGGAAGTGATGGAATGGGGCGAACTCATACTCGACATAGAATTCGGTGGCGTTGACGCTGGTCATATACTGGTGACCAAGAAAATTCATGGTGTCCCTGTTGGTGGCATCATCTGACCACCGTTCCGCAAACCCCATGTCAACTGATGAAAACTTAACGATGGTCCAGCGCCAAGACCGCGCCCGCTTTTCGCAGGCGACCCGAACGCGAATGGTTAGACTACCCTTTGTGCTGTCTGACATGATGCAACCCTCCGATATGTTATGGGAAGGCCGGAGGCCCGAAAGCCCCCGACCAGTTTGCTACTTACTGCGACTGCAACAACTCGAGCACAGACTCGAGCACCCGCAGGTCGGACACGAACAGTTTATTGTCCGCGCCGTCAACCTTACGCTTGCCATACTGCGCGATGGCTTTCCACTTGTCGGACACCGCCTTATTGTGTTCATCCGACTCCGTACGTTCACGCAGAGTGATGGCGGTCTTGATGCGCTCCGCCTCCGCCTCGCCCGCCGCATCACCCTTGGCCGCCTTAGTGTAAGCCGCCTTGAGCGCCGCCTTTAGGTCAGACTCGGACTTGCCCTCGAACGCAGCAAGCAACTCAGTCCGCGCCGCATCCGCCTTGACCTTGGCCTCCGCACGTTGAGCCGCCTTTTTCAAGGCCTCCGGATTATCCGACACCGGAGGTTTGAAACCGCCCTTTAGCACCGTGTCAACCAACTCCACGGCACGGCTCCACGCCTTGTCATAGGCGTTATCTGTCAGCCCGACACGCTTAGCGCGATACTGTTCGAGCACCATCACCCGCACGCTCGAGTACCAGCCCCACGACACCATGCGAACACGAACGTCGAAGTCTAGCGCCGCGCCGTGTTCGTCCACGACGTCGGACTGTGCCGCCAGCAACGCCGTGACCGCCGAGTAAACTTGCAAGTCAGCCTTGCCTGCGTCAGCCCGTAGCAACTCAGCCTCGAACAGACCGAGAGCCGCCTCCGACGCCTTGCCGCGCAGGTCGACTGTCCACAACAGGCTTACCGCATCCGCGTCAGCCGCCAACAACTCACCGGCCTGCGCCGGAACCATTTGCTTCTGTTCCATGTTGGAACCCTCCACCAGATACCGTCTGGCTAGTCGGACACCGCCACGACACGCAGCGGGTAGATGAATAGTAGCAAACCCACGGAACCCGTGGGATTTTTTGGGACGCGCCGCCGCGCCGCCGCCGGACAGACTGACACGCCGTCACGATGTCCCCGCCGAGCCGCCACCCACCGCCCCCCATCCCCCCAAATGTCAGCAGATGGAACCAAGCGCGTTTTCTACACAATGATTTGCACGTTCGACGACGTTAGTTTGGGTTTAGGGGAGGTGCGGGTCCCTCCGAGGGGGTGGGGGGTATAAAAATAATATTAGGGGTACCCCCCTTGACTTTTTAATTCACTACTATAGAATCCGCCTTTGAAACGCATCCCCCCTATATATACTTTTGGAGTCCCGTTTCCTCCGCATGGATACTACAAATCCTTTTGCGAATACCAATCCGCTGCTTAGCGAGTTGGGGATTACGCCTGAATTCACGAACGCCGTCGAATCTGACATTAAGGAGACGTTTTCGGCTCTCCAAAACGGCATTCCCCCCTCACCAAATCAAAATATCCCTGCCCACAGCATTATCAAAACGCTTGTGGAAGAGTACGCAAAAGAGGTATTCGACAGCCCTCAACAGGCTCGCTCGTTTATTACCAACAAACTCTTGGAATTATCTACGTGCGGGGACCCCCGGCACGAACTGCGTGCATTGGAATTGCTAGGTAAATTGTCTGACATCGGGGCCTTCTCAGAGAAAAGTGAGGTCGTTGTTACCGCCAAGAGTAGCGCGGATATTGATAGGCAGATTCGTGAGAAAGTAAATGAGATTCTTCTGAAGCGCGGTGTCAGTTTGGAGAAAGTGATTGATGCCGAAGTAGTTGAGATGCCAAAAGAAGAAGACGAACTGGATGAAGTAATCAGACAGCGTAAGCATAAAGACGACAAGAAAGTCGAAACCGTAGTAGAGAACGACGTGTCAGTTGATGAACCGGTAGAAGACGATGAGTCAGCTTGACGAGCTAAGTACACAAGAGCTAGCTGCCATCATGCAGCTACTGCCTACGCTTCCGGAAGCCGAGAAGCGTGAACTTCTTATTAAGTTAGACCAACGAAATAGGCTGAAAGAAAAAGAAGACTGCCGTGCTGACTTTATGTCTTTCGTGCAGAAGGTTTGGCCTAATTTTATTCACGGAGCACACCATGCAAGGATGGCTAGAGCGTTTGAAAGAGTGGCACGAGGCGAGGTCAAGCGGCTCATTATCAACATGCCACCGCGTCACACTAAATCGGAGTTTGCGTCATACCTCCTTCCCGCATGGTTTCTGGGTAATTTCCCGCAGAAAAAGGTTATCCAGACTTCACACACAGCAGAATTGGCTGTCGGTTTCGGACGTAAAGTCCGGAACTTGGTGGATAAAGAAGAATATCGAATGGTATTTGATGGGGTTGAGCTACAAGCTGACTCGAAAGCCGCTGGACGCTGGGCAACTAACGCAGGTGGTGAATATTTTGCTATTGGTGTTGGCGGCGCTGTTACTGGTAAAGGTGCTGACCTCCTTATAATTGATGACCCGCACTCGGAACAAGAGGCTGCATTAAGCGAAACTAACCCCGAAATCTACGATAAAACGTATGAATGGTATACATCGGGTCCACGGCAGCGCTTACAACCGGGCGGTTCCATCGTCATAGTGATGACGAGATGGTCAAAAAAGGACCTGACTGGGCAAGTTTTAAAGTCAGCTATGCAGCGCAGCGGCGAAGAGTGGGAAGTGATTGAATTTCCGGCGTTACTCCCCTCCGGGCGCCCATTATGGCCCCAGTTTTGGTCATTAGCTGAATTAACTGCCCTAAAATCTGAACTTCCGCACTCAAAGTGGATGGCGCAGTACCAGCAAGACCCGACATCTGAAGTTAGCGCCATTATTAAGCGTGAATGGTGGCAGGTTTGGGAGAAAGACGACCCGCCGGGCTGTGAATTTATCATCCAATCGTGGGATACGGCGTTTTTGAAGACGCAACGGGCTGACTATTCAGCTTGCACCACGTGGGGCGTGTTCTATATAGACGACGATACTGGCAAAGCGCAGGCCAATATTATCTTGCTCAACTCCTTCAAAGACCGGATGGAGTTTCCTGAACTGAAGCAAGAGGCGTATAGGCACTATTTAGAGTGGAACCCGGACGCGCTCATCGTAGAAGCGAAAGCCGCAGGCGCCCCGTTGGTGTTTGAACTGCGGGCTATGGGCATACCAGTACAAGAATTCACACCGTCTAAAGGCAATGACAAGATTGCTCGATTAAATGCAGTGGCTGACATCTTTGCTTCTGGTAGAGTATGGGTACCTAACACAAATTGGGCAGAAGAGCTAGTTGAAGAAGTTGCTTCGTTCCCTGCTGGGGAGCATGATGACTTAGTTGACTCGATGACTCAGGCGTTACTTCGCTTCCGTCGTGGTGGGTTTTTGAGGTTGGATACCGACTACGAAGAAGAAATACCCGGTTTCCGTAGCTCTAAAGAAAAAAGATTTTACGCTATGTAAGGACCTAAAATGGCTGATAAAGACTATGAAATATTAGAAACCGGAATAACTCGGGCGCATGAAGCCAATCCGGAAGTGTATAGTGAAATTGTTAATTATTTAGGTAAACATGGGAAGATTCCCGAGTTTGCTAGGGACTATTTGGGCTACGCGTCAGGAGAGTTTTCGTATGACCCTTGGAATAGCAAAGACCGAGGTAAAATTTCGTTCGATAAAAGGTATGGAGCTATTCCGCAGCCATCTACTGTGATTCATGAATTGACACATGCTGCTGATAGACAGCTTGGCGCCCAATACGCGGCTTTTAAATCACAAGGTATACAAAACCAATTTACAGATGCGTATGAACAGTTTAGAACCATGCCCCAAAAAGGCTTGTTTGATAGTTCTGAACAAAAAGGCATGGGTGTAGAGGAGGCGATTAAAAAACTGTCTCCTAATTCGTGGCGTGAAAAAAACAAGGAGTATAGGGCTGACCCCAAAGAAGCCATAGCGTTTGGAGTTGGTAATTCCGCCACACAAACTAGTGATTCGTACGATGCGCCCTTACACTTACACTTAGACCCTACACTATCAACTAACTTTAGAATTCTTATGGATTTGGCTAACAGATTTCCTATACCGAAACCAAAAGAAACCAAAAAGAAAGCCGGGGGCAAGATTAGCTTGCCAGAAGAATATAACAAGGGCGGGAAAGTAAGTTTAATTTAAGGACACAAAATGGACATTCAAAAATCACTAAACCCCGCCCCTATGGGACTTGATGCACTACAAAGTCAAGACCCTGCGCTTGAGATTCAGATTGAAGACCCGGAGAGCGTGACTATTGGCGACGGTAGTATGGAGATTATTATTGAGCCGGGTAAGGACAGCGCGGGAGATGAGGAGTTTAATAAGAACCTCGCAGAAGATATGGACGAGGGGGAACTTACGGAATTAGCCGGTGATTTGCTGGGTGATTTTGAGTCTGACCTTGCGTCTCGACGGGATTGGCTAGAAACATATGTAGAAGGACTGGAATTACTGGGTTTGAGGTTAGAAGACCGCACCGAGCCGTGGCCGGGGGCTTGTTCTGTATACCACCCATTATTGATTGAAGCTTTGGTGAAGTTCCAGAGCGAGACCATTATGGAGACATTCCCAGCCGCAGGTCCGGTCAAGACCAAGATTATGGGCAAAGACACGCCCGAGAAAGAACAAGCCGCAGAGCGTGTTCGTGATGACATGAACTACCAGCTCACGGAGAAGATGCCTGAGTATCGTCCTGAGCATGAACGGATGCTGTGGGGTCTGGGTCTGGCTGGCAACGCCTTCAAAAAGATTTACTTCGACCCTTACCTTGGCCGACAAGCAGCCGTCTATATCCCTGCAGAAGACATGGTGGTCCCCTACGGCGCGTCGAATCTAGAGACCTCTGAACGTGTTACACACGTGATGCGTAAGACCAAGAATGAGATTCGTAAACTCCAAGTTGCTGGGTTTTACTGCGACGTTGACCTTGGCGACCCGGTCCTTGTTCTTGATGAAGTAGAGAAGAAGATTGCCGAAAAGATGGGTTTTTCTGCCTCCGCTGATGAGCGGTTCAAGCTCCTTGAAATGCACGTAGATTTAGTGCTGCCCGGTGATGAGGATAAAGATGACAAGGGGCATGAGACAGGTATTGCTCTCCCCTATGTAGTTACCATCGAAAAGGGCACCCAGACGATTCTTGCTATACGTCGTAATTGGGACCCCGAAGATGAGACCAAGCAAAAGCGCCAACACTTCGTCCATTATGGTTATGTGCCGGGCTTTGGGTTCTATCACCTAGGTTTGGTCCATCTTATCGGTGCCTTCTCGAAGTCAGGCACTATGCTCATGCGGCAGCTCGTAGATGCCGGAACCCTTGCCAATCTACCCGGTGGCTTTAAGTCTCGTGGTTTACGTATTAAGGGTGATGATACTCCGATTTCTCCGGGAGAGTTCCGTGATGTGGACGTACCTAGCGGTACTATCCGTGACAACATTATGCCAATTCCCTATAAGGAGCCGTCGCAGGTCCTCATGTCGTTGATGAATCAAATCATTGACGAAGGCCGTAGGTTTGCTAGCGCGGCTGACTTGCAGGTGTCTGATATGAGTGCCCAGTCCCCGGTTGGGACCACTCTAGCCATCCTTGAGCGCAGTCTCAAGATTATGTCGGCTGTTCAAGCTCGCATTCACTACTCGATGAAGCAGGAGTTCAAGCTCCTAGCGGCAATTATTCGTGATTATGCGCCTGTTGAGTACGACTACGACCCTGAGACTGGCAACAAAATGGCCCGTCAGGCCGACTTTGATATGGTCGAGGTTATCCCTGTTTCGGACCCGAACGCGGCCACTATGTCGCAAAAAGTTGTTCAGTATCAAGCAGTTATGCAGATGGCGCAGTCTGCCCCGCAGATTTATGACTTGGCTGAGCTTAATAAGCAGATGCTGGAAGTCCTTGGTATCAAGAATATTGGCAAGCTTATCCCGTCCGCAGACGACCATAAGCCGAAAGACCCTGTAACTGAAAATATGGCAGTACTTACTGGTAAGCCGGTCAAGGCGTTTATCTACCAAGACCACGAAGCGCATATCTCAGTACACATGGCAGCAATGCAGGACCCCAAGCTTGGGGCTATGGTTGGACAATCGCCTATGGCGCAACAGATTGGCGCTGCTATGCAGGCGCACATTGCAGAACACCTTGCGTTTGAGTACCGCAAGCAAGTTGAAGACCAGCTTGGCTCGCCGTTGCCCAGTCCTGAAGATGAGCTTAGCAAGGAAGCCGAACTCACCATTTCGCGCCTTGTGGCCGATGCTGCTACGAAACTGCTTCAGAAAGACCAAGCAGAAGCCCAACAGCAACAAGCTCAACAGCAAGCACAAGACCCGTTGGTCCAGATGCAGCAGCAAGAACTACAGCTTAAGGC